GTAGAAGCAGTGCTTCACTGGTTTTTAAAATAGGTACTGTACTTGTTAACCCGTGTATATCGCTATAGAATTCTATTTTTTTCATATTACTAATCAAAGTTTCCTGGAGCGGTAAATCTAATGTTTATCGCAATGTTTATTCTATGGCGGTCGGATGTGTTTACTTCAGTTTCGTGAGGTAGCCAAGCTGGCCACAAATACAAGTCTCCGTCGTTGGGACTAAACGCTATAGGACTTACAAAAGGAGCATAAGGATTACAACCTTCTAATACATTGTTAGGATTAGAAAATACAATATCGCCTGTACCAGTACCTTGCAGATAGTAGACTGCTACATAATGGTATAGTTTGTGATCATGTAAAGAATTCCTGCTGCCGGGTTTGTTAATATTAGTCCAGTACTTGATTTCAGGAGCAATAAAATGAGTGGTCTTTTCTTTGTAGATAGGATCCATTGATTGATAATGTATTCCTGCTTCATTGACTAGCAGTTTTAGTTCATTCATGAACCAGTCTAAATTCTTGTACTTAAAATAACTGCGCCAGCTGCCTCTATTACTAAAGCTCATTTCAGCATCGTTGGCCATAAATGCACCCCATGCCTCGTCTAGTAATTGCTGTCGTTGTTCAGATGTACCAACATTTGTTTTAGCAAATACATCTGCTGCTACTATGGGAAATTTTTTAATCATTTTTTTGTACTACAACTATGTACAATCCGTTCCACCATTGACCTTTGTTTTCTGGAGAATTTAACATCATCTTTTTATAGATAGGAGTTAACTTTGCCAACGATATTCCCATATCTGCGCCCTGTACTACACCTTTCCAATTTGCATCATCAAAGATTAGTATTGCTGTTTTTGCTAGACATTCTGAATAGTACTTTACTGCTCGGACTGTGGCATTAACATCATGGGGACCATCATAGAAGAACAAGTCTACATCTTTAATCTTGCTGAGATCTGTGGCCATCATATCATTATCGTGAATGTGTGCGTTGTATCCTTTGATATTATTTAAGAATTCATCTTTAGTATTATCGGGCAAAGTGAATTCATGACTCATAGGCTGTACATTTTCGCCCCAGTTGTCTACGCAATGAGTTTCAACTCCGGCTGTTAGGGCTGCAATTGCCGTTGCACCTAAAGCACTGCCTACTTCTAGATATTTAGAACTACGCTTTGCTAGGGCATATATTAATTTTTGAACTCTAGGAGATGTTAATCCTTGCACGTCTGAACTAAAATCACTGTTAACAGAATTTACCAGTTCTTCTGTTACTGCTAATACTTTAGGATCTGCGGTTATTTTAGATTTGACAGCATATAAGTTATCGCAAAAATTACAGTCCCAGCAATCAAACTTACAATTTTTAATTTTCTTACGCCAAGCGTCAATCGGGCGATCTTTTAAATTTGTATCTGTTAGGTATTCATTGAATGTATCAAACAATATTTCTTCATTCTTTTTATAACGTCTAACAATATCCATAGTTTCATAGAGTCTAGACACTGACTCGCGACCGTGCATTTTAATAACATCAACAAATTCTAATAATTCAACCCAATCTTCTCTCCAAGGTGTAAAGTTTGCAGTCTTTAATGGAGTGCTAGGATCTTCGTAGTCCCATTTAGTACAACTCACTCTACTGATTGTATCATTAAAGTACTGTGCTCCATCTGGACCTCTAGTGTTGTTGAATTGAAAGTGTTCGTCCATTACAGCACAACCACCTAGACAGCCTTCATTGGCTAATAGACTTAATTTAATACCGTACTTGTCTTTGACCTTTTTCATCTTAATGAGAGCATCTCTGTCTCTCATTAAGTCTCGATCAAGGTTTACATAATGGAAGCCTGCTTCTGCTAGTTTGGCTGCATCATTGGCTTGTACAACATTCCTTAGAATTGTATTCTTAATGAACAGGTCGGGGAATGCCCGCTGTATTTGTCCTGTAGCAATCCAATGCGTGTGGGGAATAGTTGCAGAACGCACCCCTGCATCGTAGAGCATTTTAAAATTATGTATAAACAAGTCAAGATTTTCTTGACTAGGTCTAACCATGATATTATTAAAAGTTGCTGATACAGGGATGCCTAGCGTATTTTGAATATACAAGGCCGCTTCGATAGGTGCAGTATCATTGATGTCGAAAACATCGCCCATGGCATCCTGCACAAACGGAGGCATTCTCGAAGTAAAATAAAGATCATGTATAACATCTTTATGTTCACTTAGGAAGTCGTAAAATTCTTTAAATTGTTTTTCGTCTAATTTGAAGTTAATTGGTATGGAGAACATTTACAAATTATACACTGAACTTCCTTGATATCCAAGAGCTTCTTGCTGTTTTACAGGCATATTATAACCAAATCTCTGATGTATTAATATGTTTAAATCACTTATATTTTGGCAAGCCTTAATTTCAGCCTCAACAGTCTGTTTGGATGCTAACATGTTGGCTACTTGTGCATTGTAGTTGTTAGATGCGGCAATTACCTTTACAGCCATTTCAGATACTGTAATTCCTCTGGCGGTTGCAAGAGCGTCTAAAGTCGGAGTCGGTTTGGTATTATCAAGTTGAAATGCCTGGGCTTCAGACAATTGGGCCGCCCACGTTTTTGTTTCTAATGTAGATACTTCGAGATTTAGTTGTTCGAGTCTGCGATCATAAACTTCGTCAAGAATTTTTCTTAGAGCAATTTTCATAAACTTAGCAGCATTTGTTTTGTCATCATCAGTTAAGTAATACTTAACTTTTATAGCATCGGGCTCTGCGCTAGAAATAATATTTAACTGGTCATCGGCTAATGTATTTGCTCTAACTGTTACATACCCTGCATAGTTTCCTACAAATTTCCATGCTAATGCTACTGCTTCATCTTCTATTATTGTTGCATCCAAATGAGAAATTGGAACAATATCCTTAACTGAATCATCGAGAAATCCCACTACATAGTCAAGATAGTCGCCAACACGTTTAATTATTCCCTGTCGTTGTTCTCCTGGATTTTTAAATAGTAGGTACATTTTATTCTCCCTGTTGTGAAACAGATATTTGCTGTCCATTGAATACTAACTGTGCTGTTAGTGCGGACGGTGGCAGTCTATTTGACATTAATGCTTCGTTAGTAGCATTCAATAATGCTGTTGTTCTATTTTCATTTCTAATGAAGAACTCGCAGGCCATCTTCATTACATCCATTTGTTGATCAGGTTCTAACATAGTTACGGCTTCCATATTACCCACTCCAGCACGACCATAGGCAATCATGTCCATAGCTGTTTGTTTTGCCAATCGTAGTGTCCAGTGTTCTCTTTCTAACTGTTCGCATGTTATTGGATCATCTAATACGTCCATTAACCGACGACCATCAGGCAGAGTGGCTTCGGGGCTGTTATTAAAATCTTCAATCACTTTTATATACAAGTCTCTTTCTGCATACGTATCACGCAGACGATACGAAGATTTTTCAAACATAGTTGTTAATTTAAATACTTCTAACTCGTGTAATTTTCTTTTAGCAGGACTATCTGCTAATTCTGCAAATTCTTTTTCTAGTTCTATCTGTAATTGTAACTTACTGTGCTCGTATTCCATGTTTTCAACTGCAGATTGTCGTCCGCTTAATTCAGTTAAGTACTGCTTGAGTTTAGCATACGGTGTAATCTGAGCATTGCCCACAAAGTTTTTAATTTTAAATTCGGGCATAGTCCAAGATCTGCTAATAGACAAATTTATTAAATTATCGTGTTCTGTGGTTAATTCTTTTGGCATTTACTTCCTCTTTTGTATGTATATAATTATCATTTCCAGACACAGTGGCCAGAACTTCCGCCTGGTACTCCGGTTCTGATAGAACCGGCTCCTAGTTCAAATCCAGAATCTGTAGCATAGGTAAATTTCCAACCGCGGTTATTTTGTCCAGCGGAGTTATACATTCCCATCATATATTGCCAAGCCTGTCCCATATCAAAGTTTTCTTCGCCGGAATCACCTATGGGTTTGGCTACAGTAGTGTATGTTTCGGTTGAGATCACATATCTTCGAAGATTGTAACCTCCGTTGTAAGTTCCTTCGTTGCCAAAATAGCCACGGCCTAATTTAGAGTTAATACCTTTCTGCTGTCCACTAGTTTGATTGGCGCCTCCACCAGGAGTAGATATAGTGTAACTTGTGGCATTTGCAAAATTAATCTTCCTGGCAGATGTTGACAAGAAATATCCTACAGTTTCATCATTTATTGATGTTATAGCACCTTGTTCATCGCCGCCAACTCCCGGACTAGTTGCTCCAACACTCATTGTTTCTGTGGTTAAATTAAATAAATCTAATGATCCGCTGCCGCCGCCTGTGATATACGCATACAAATGTTCTTTAAAACAAGTACCGCAATCGTTGCGACCCGTGCTCATATTCCAAGCGCTGTTAATGCCAGCATTTGTTTCAGTAGCAAGGTTGATTGCCACAGTTTGTGCGCTAGTTCCTGGCCAACTATCATCAGCACTCCATAGGAAACCTCTAGTTAAGCTGTTTACTCCACTGGTATAAACTCCAGCATATGATAATAAGTCCCCTAAGTTAGTCGTAATGTCTGTAGAATGGACCATGCGGTTTACGTTTTTCCACGGGCTGAGATCTTTATAACCTCCCATGACATAGCTAGACGTTATAATTTGTCTATACAAGAATGCGCCTCCGCTAACGTTTTGCGTAACGTCTTTCCATAACCCCTGGTCATAGATTTCCATGAAGTTTGTTTGTGTGTTGTAAATTATCTGACCGGTTACTGGACTCGCTGGGCGCCCTGATGATACAAACGTAGGAACATTAATTCCCGTAGTATCCATAATTGTTGTATTATTGATCTTAAATGCCATGTTATCTCCAAATTACTTCCATACGCAGTGGCCGGAGCTCCCGCCGGGTACTCCTGTTCTCAGTGAGCCCGTGCTTAATTCAAATCCGTTATCTGTGGCATAGGTAAATTTCCATCCACGATTATTTTGTGCTCCATCATACATGCCCATCATATATTGATGAGCTTGTCCCATATCGAAATTTTCTTCTCCACTATTACCTATAGGTTTAGCCACCGTGGTATAAGTTTCAGTACTGAATACAAATCTTCGTAGATTATAGCCGCCATTATATGTACCTTCATTGCCGCCATAACCTTTACCTACTTTACTATTGATGCCTTTTTGTTGGCCATGAGCTCCCGGAGATACATTTAGATTAGATCCCGATCCGTAGTATGTTTGTCTAATATATTCAGGTCCAAACAATGTTCCACCACTGCCCAAGCCTGTGTTTCTATCCAGCGCTCGTTGTGTTTGATCATAATAATAAGTGTGAGTGTTAAAAATAAATTTAGTAACAGCGCCGCTGTCTCCCCAGAAGTAGCAACATTTTTCATCGCTGATTGCACTTGCGCCAGTTCCTGCGCCTACATAACTAGCTTGACTGAGATTTGACAACATAGTTTCGTTGGTCAAATTGAATACGTCAACAGCAGTAGTTCCACCACCTGTGATATAGGCATACAGATGTTCTTGAAAACCTGTGCCCATATCATCACGACTGTTCCTTATATCCCAAACACTGTTAGTTCCTGCTGAAGTTTCAGTGGCAAGATTTATAGCGCAGGTTACTGTACCGGCACCAAACGTATTTGTACCCCAAATAAATCCTTTGGTTAAACTACATGCACCGCTGGTGTAAACTGCAACATGGGTTAATAGATCGCCCAAATTGGTGCAGATATCTGTAGCGTGTACCATTCTATTAACATTACGCCAGGGACTGCTATCTTTGTAGCCTCCCATAACGTAACTAGTTGTGATAATTTGTCTATATAAGAAACCAGAAGAAGTTGCATTGTTATTAACAGGACGCCATGCACCGTTAGCATATACTTCCAATAGTTGATTAGAAGTATTGTAGATTATCTGTCCCTCAATTGGACTGCTGGGTCTAGTAGCTGTTGTAAATGAAGGGGCAGTAACACCGGTTGATCCTGCATTAGCGCCACCTATAATAAATGCCATGTTATTCTACTCCCAACTTGCTTTTCAGTTCTGCTAGTTCTTTCTGTAGTAGTTCAATCATAGTTTGTTGTTCTTTAGTTGCTTCAATTAATAACGGTACCAGTCTTTCGTACTGTACAGTCATGTACTCTTCCGATAGTGGACTTGTATTTACAACTTCGGGTACAACCTCTTTAACACTTTGAGCACTTACGCCAATCTTGCGACCTTTGCTTGCTCCCAGTTCTAATGCTGTTTCGTTGGCTTCGTAGTAGAATGTTTCAATTGCCTGTACTTTATCTACAGCACGTTCTATCTTACCTACAACAGTTTTTAATCGTAGATCAGAATAGCTAGAATAAACGTCACCTGCACAATAGAATGCACCACGCTGCCATACTCTACCGTCGTACAATTGGAGAGTCCAGTCTGTTCTACCATTACCTACAAATACTAGTTCGTTGGGATTAGTACTGTTACTCCAGATATTACCAGGGCCGCCTGTACCGTTGGTACCGTAGGCAGCACTTTGATTTCCTGCCCAGAATATACCCCAGCCGTTAGAGCTACCACTAGATCCTGCAAACATTGTTGCCCAACCACTGTAGTCTTGGCTGAATAATGTTGCTACGT